TGAGGGTAAAGTGTCTGCAGGAATATTTTTCCATTCAGCTTCCATTCCAAGAGGAGTTCTATTAACGTTAACTTTTCCTAGATTTTTTGGAGCTACATTATCAGATGTTGGTATCCATTCAGGAATTCTTACATTTTCTACGTCTGGATCTGGTTCTTCGATTCTTTGTTGAGTGTCATACTCAAACTTAGATTTAGCTTCTTTTTGGTTGAGTTCATTTAGAAGCTCATCGTCAAAATTGTCAATCATATTTTTTTTCTTATATTTCTTTTACTCCTGTTTTCCTTTTAGTTTCCTATTAGACGATAAAAAAAAGTAAAGACCAAAGAACAATCCCGAAAGGAAATAAAAAATTGCAACAGTATGCCAATAGGAATGTGTCCATTTCATTAATGCTGCAAAAAGGATATCGAATCCGAATGGATTGAAAAATGTTGCTAGTATTAAGCAGATTGAGGCAAGTCTTCTTTTCTGTTTCTGAATCACACTCGTCGTCCATATTATTTTAAGATTACCATTCTTGTAAGAAATAATATCAAACAAAAATGGAGACTTTGTTGAGTCTCCATTTATATATTCCTTTGATTTTTTTAATTAAAAATGTCTTCAAAATAATCCGCTCTAAATGAAAGAGCAACTTTATAAGGTGTTGTTCCGTTAGTATAATCTAAATCCATTGCTTTTATTTGATCTGTTGGAAAGCAATTTACCAATTTAATTCTTCTAAATACGTCTCCTTCTTTATTGAATATCGATACAAGTATATAAGTTCCTCCAGCATATGTAGTTTTAATACCAGTAGCACCTGTTAAAGGATTGTAAATTAAATCTGACCACTGACGCAAAGTTTTAAATACGTAGTTGCTGTTATTATCATCTAAGTTAGTTTCGAATTCAATTCTAACTTTTACTCCTGTATCATCAACTGCTCCACCTGCATATCTTCTTCTTGAGAATTTATACTTTTGTTCCATTACTCCTGGGTTTTTATCAACAGATAAACCGGAAACGGAAAGTACATTTTCTATTAATAGGGATCTTCCTCCGTTTCCTTGTGGAAGAGCTACACCAACAGGAGGTTGAATAATAACCTCGAATTGATTAAGATATACTGGTTCGTATAATTGAACTGCTGCTTTTGCTGAGCTAAAATGTGGTAATCCTGCCATTTTGTTTTATATTTATATAAATACGTCATCGAAATAATCTACTGCCCATTGTACATCAATTTTATAAATAGATGCTTGAGTATAGTTTAATCCCATATCCGTTATAGGTGCCATTGGGAAACAATCTTTAAGATTGATCTTTCTGAAAATATCACCTTGCTTATTAAAAACATTAATTAAAATATTTCCTGTGTAATCTTTTTTAAGTCCCATTGCCCCTGTAATAGGATTATAAATTAAATCTGACCATTGACGAAGTATTTTAAAAACATACATTGAATTATTATCATCAAGGTTAACTTCGAATGATGTTGTAACATCTAAACCAGTTCTTTGTGGAGCTGCTCCAGCATAGTATCTTTTAGCAAATTTGTACTGTTGAGTGATCTCACCAGCACTTTGATCTACTTGTAAACCCGAAATATTGGTCACCTGCTCTAAAAGAATATTTCCGCTACCAGGATTTCCTTGAACTGATATAACACCAGTAGGAGGTGAAATAGTCACCTCGAACTGATTAAGGAAAACTGGTTCGAATTTATTAACCGAAGCTTTCGAACTTGAATAATGTGGTAATCCTGCCATGTTTTTATTTTATATATTTTTCTCTCTGATTTACTTGCAAATCCATTAGCTAAATTGCGCAAATCCTCCAGAAGCAATACCACCTGTTCTAGTAACTGTCATTCTATTGATAAACTTGTGAATACCTCTTGCAGGTTCAATGATTACATCGATAATACCGATATTTTGATCAATGATTGCAGGGGTATTATTAGAAGAGTCCATAATAGTTAAGTAGTTATAGATACCTCCAACAGATCTTACTCCAGTTAAATAATTGTCTACTAATGTTTTAATCTCAAGTCTTACATTGTCTTCATTGAAGTCAAACACATAGTTAGAAAGTATTTCTTCTATTGCAGATTCAACAGTGATTAATAAGTCTCTAACGTGTAGGTTATTAAATGCAGAGTTAGTTCTTTGGTAGCTTGTTTGGTTACCGTAGATAACAATACCAATACCTCTTTTTCTGATGATTGGATTGATACCGAATGGCTCTAAGTATTCTCTGTCTTCAATATCGAAATCATACTCAAGACCAACTAAGTTACCAGCAGAGATAATACCTCTTTTAAGACCAGCTACGATTGAATAAGGTTCACCTGTAATAAATTTACGAATGAAGTTGTTAGAAACGTATGCTGATGGTGGAACGTTTAAGTTCTTACCATTCTCTCTGATTGTTAAAAACGGAGAGAAGAATCCTGAGAATTTTGCTCCTAAATCTTCATCAGGTAAAGAGAACGTGAATGAAGGATTTAAACTTAAGTTACCTCCATCTGCAATATATCTAGCTTGTAAAATTGGAGCTGGATCAGTTGCAGTAGGTGCTGAAGTAAATCTAGGATCAATAGAGTCAGAGAATTTCTTCATTGAAGGCACGTTACAAATTGCTAAACATTTTTGTCTGTTTTTAGCAAGTTTAGTAAGTTGATATTTACAGTTTGGTTGAATACCTCCGTCGAATGTATCTACGATGTATCTGAATGTGATTACGTCCGTATCAGCTAATGTTCTTGCTAAGTTTGTATTGTAAAGTACATCCAAGATCTCATTCATTCTTTGATCTGTTCCATTTGGTACAGAAGCAGCTTTAATTTGAGCTCCTGGTAAATAAGTGAAATTGAAAGATGTAACAAATTCTTGAATATTTTTAAATTTCCAAACTCTTGTTGTTGTACCTGGGTACAATTTAATAGGTCTTTCAGTTTTAACTTGTACAGTGTAAACGCCTGGAGAAGAAGGAGGAGCTACTGTTTTAACCTCAAGTACTCTAGTTAATCTTGACTGAAGATTTTCAGTTAATGGATTATCATAGATTTGTACGTCGGTAGAAACTAATAGATCGCCAACCTTAATTCCTGATGAATTAGCAACTGCTGTAGTTAATTCAATAACGTTAGGCTGTAATTGAGTAATAATATCAACATAATCACTAATGTTACCTGCTGTTGAAACGATATTGAATTCGTAAGTACCAACTGCATTAGCGCCAGTAGGTAAAGAACTAATATAAGTATTTCCGAATGGTGCAACTTGTTCCGAAGTTGTAAGTGTATCATCAGAAAACGCTCTACATACTAAGATATTAAATCCATCACGATCTACATTCAGTTCAAATTTTAGGTATTGAACTAATGAACCTGTATCATCTTGCCAGTCTTGGTCGCCATCTCCAATATTTCCTTTAGTCCAGTCTCTGTACATAGGGGAGTTTTCGTAAGCTAAATAGCTATCTGGACCTACTGTAATATCAGGTGAGAAGAAAACATCATCATTATCGAAATAATCTGGATTACCTATTTGATAAGCATCTACCGTACTTTTATCAGTTTCGTACCAAGGCTCAACGTATGTTGTAGAAGCAGTAGAACCAACTAATGGGTGATTCATTTTAATCCTAACTTGTTGTGTGTAACCTACAGGTAAAGTGTTATTAGTAATGAATTTAGCTTCTACTACTTTCATTTTTACTAAGTCTCCAACATAAAATCCTAAATATCCAGCTGTTGGTAAGTTAGATGTAACTTTACCTAATACCCATCTTTCAGCAGGAGCAGCAGTAGTAGTATCTAAGAAATTAATTAGAGTTGTAATCTGTATGTCGTGTGATGTCGTTTGAAAAGTAGTATCTAAACAAATAGAACCTCCATCTCTCAAAGTAGGCAAATACGTAGCAAAATCCGAAGTAGGTATACCAGATTTTGTTGGTGTGTTGAAATTGGTACTTATTAATAATGTACCAGTTTCAGGAAGTTCATCAAACCCAGTAGAAGGAGAAATTCCTGTATCAAAAATTGATGTTCCAGTAGTAGATCCATCTACATTTCTCTCGTAAATATAATCTGCAAATAAATTTTGACTGTAAGATAAGAAGTTTAAGTTCTTAGGTATAACTAGGGGATCAATATCAGCATCAGCCGGTGAGCCAATCTCATCAATTAAGTGATGCCCAACTAAGTCAAAAACAGATGAGTTTACTAGTAAATCATCTAAAGCCTCTTCATTAACTGCACAGAATATACCAGTAGTTGGTGTTTGATTGTTGATTAAAGTCTGAATGTATCTAAGTGTACCATTTTGATCTGTAAAGTTAGGAATAACAGTACCAGTAACAGTTAATAGAGTATTAATTCCATTTTGTGATAAGAAATTATCAATTCTTGATTTAATAAATCCTTTAGAAGTGAAATATGTGTTATAAACTGGGTCATTAGATAATGCTTGATAATCTGTCCAATTTCCACTAATTACAATTACATCAATAAACCAATCTGAAAGATAATCGTATTGATTCATATATGAAGGTACATTATCAGACCCAAAATATTCTCTAGCAGTGATATCAAATCCTCTTAAAGGAAATGTGGAATCTAAAGATTTTCTTACAATGATACTAACTGGATTTTGTCCCAAGTTAACAAGACTGAATAATTTTCTTGAATCTGGTTGTGCACCAGCAGTATCTTCAGTTGCTAATAAATAATTAGGATCTGGGAACCAGAATTTCTCTTTATTATAATAAGAAGAGACTAATTTATCTTGATTCGTTAAAGGATCTGAATACCCTCCAGTTGCGTTAGCACCATTTTGTTCTTCTGAATCCATTGAGAAAGCACGATATCTAGCAACATCAGCACCAGCAGTGTAAACAGGATCTCCGAATGTATCTACAGTATTGTTAAGTAATCTCAAATTTAAAGCAAATACAGGTCCACTTCCTAAACACGTTAAAACAGATCTATGAAAGAATGATCCTTTTTTCTCTAAAGCTTTATCAGTACTCCCAAATATTGACTGAAAAGTTGTAAGGTCAGGACAATATACTGGTGTATTGAAAGGTCCAATATTAGAGTAACCTA